TTTGAAACAAGTAGAAAAATATTGAGGAGAAAAGAATGAAAATATATATGTCAAATTATCGCTCACATTGGGTGTCACCCTACCACATCCTAGAGAAGTTTTTCTTCTGGCGCAAAGACTATGATGCCTATAAAACTCATCCACCAAAATGGTTACAAACATTATGTGGATGGAACCAAAAGTTTCTTGATACTATTCATCCAAAAATAGAATATGTAAAGATAGATCCTTGGGATACGTGGAGTATGGACTATACCCTTGCACTTATTATTCTACCAATGCTTAAGCAATTGAAAGCAACTAAACATGGCAGTCCTTGTGTGGATGATGAAGATGTACCAGATTATCTAAAATCTTGTTATGCTCCTAGATGCGAAGATGAAAATGATCTTGATGATAACTTCTTCAAACGTTGGGACTGGATTTTAGATGAAATGATATTTGCTGTTGAATCCAAAAAAGATGATGATTGGATGGACCAATTTAAATCCGGAGTTTCTGATACAGATTGGGTCGAATCTGATTATCAATATGAAGGTGAAAATACTTGGGAAGTGATACACGGACCAAACCACACATTAGAATATGATTGGGATAGCATCAAAGCATATCAAGCAAGAATACGAAATGGATTTAGGTTATTCGGAAAATATTACCAAAATCTTTGGGATTAATAAGGGGAAATAAAATGGTTTTAAAATGGTTAAGTGTAGTTGTTACAAGTTTTTCGATTTGGTGTATTATAGGGATTGCGATGGAAGATGTATGGGAGATTACCTCATACTCATGGTATATGGTAGCAGGGTTTTGGATATATCCTTGCTTTGATTATTTCTACAAAGCAGTTATGGAGCAGAAATGAAATTGTATTTTAAAGTTGTATTAGGATGTGTAATAACAATCATTGTAATAGGTGGTGTACTACCATATCTATTTTCAGCAGAATCAGACTTGCTTGTAGTAAGTGGTATTATCGTGGGAACATTAATGGTTCCTTTTAGTTATTTTTATACAGGATGGGTACTTAACAAATGAAGAAATTATTATTAGCAGTAGTAGCAATCGCATTACCATTATTAACTGCGTGTGACAATGTTCCGGTAGGTAATGTCGGCATTCTTGTACATAAGTTAGGTGGTAGTAAAGGTGTAGATTCTGAAGAATTAAATACTGGACGTGTTTGGTTAGGCTGGAATGACGAGTTGTTTATTTTTCCTACTTATTCACAGAACGAATCGTGGATTAAAACTGCTGACCGTGATGAGTCTATTTCTTTTCAAGATAAAGATGGCATGAATGTTAATGCTGATATTGGCATTACCTATTCTATTAAAGCTGATAAAGTATCAGCAGTGTTTCAAAAATATCGTAAAGGTATTAATGAAATTTCAGATATCTATCTAAGAAATATGGTCAGAGATGCATTAGTTAAAGAGGCATCTACTCGATCAATTGAAACAATCTATGGCGAAGGGAAATCAGATTTGATCAAAGATGTTGAAACATTAGTTAGATCACAAGTTAGTGATATTGGTATCATTGTTGAAAAAATTAATTGGATGGGTGAAATGAGATTACCACCATCAATAGTTGAATCAATTAACAGAAAAGCACAAGCTACCCAATTAACTGCACAACGTGAACAAGAAATTCAACAATCTAAAGCAGAAGCTGAAAAGAAGATTCAAGAAGCTCGAGGTGATGCTGAATCAACTTTACTAAGAGCAAATGCTGAAGCACAATCAATTGTATTAAAAGGAAAAGCGATTGCTGAGAACCCATTAGTCATTCAATTAAACGCTATTGAAAAGTGGTCAGGACAATTACCTACTACAATGATACCTGGTTCGGCAACTCCATTTATAAATATTAAATAATTATGACATGTCTTATAGTATGGGTTATGATGCTTTGCTATTTATGGCTTTTTATTTTCATAGTTTGGCGGTGCACTGGAAGCAGCGAAAGAGCTAACTGGCACGAAAATAATAGACATTTAAAGGGGAAGAAATGAAAGAACTAAATATATTCATAATCAAACTGTATATGTGTATAGCAGTTGGTGCGATATTAGGTATTATAGTTACCGTTATTCAGGATATGCCATGAAAAAAGACAAATTAATTATAATTGTGCCTGTTTTAAGTTTTTCAATTTTATTAGCTATAATGGTACTAGTAGACACCGTTTTAACCCTGTATTAATGAAATAAATAAATCATAATAAAACCTAATAGGTGCATTATGAAAGCAATACCACTAATTTTATTGGCCGTTCTTTTATTCCTCTATATGAACATGGAGATCTCTTCGCAGTCTCCGTGTTCTTCTTTTTCAGCAAATCCTTCTTTATGTACTTCAGATAATCATCCAGGATAATACTTGTATACATAATCTAAAACTATGATATAATAGATCTATAATAAAACATTCTGTTTATAGGAAAATATAATGAGTTACACCCGCTGGTCTAGTTCTAATTGGTACAGTTTTTATAATAGTTCTTCAAAAGATTCTACAAAGGATGATCAAGCATTATCTTTATGGCATGTGTCTGAAACAAAGACATACACATATAAAGAATTACAAAGTATGGGTAAAGGAAAACTTCATACATTATATCCAAATGCATCTGAAGAGGATATATTAGAAGCAATGGATATAATATCCAGATTTAAAAACGATGTTAGTAACGAGTTTGAGAGAGACGATTTAAAATGAAAATAGCATATTGCTCGGATTTACATATTGAAAGAGGAATATTAGAACTTGAAAATACAGAAAAGGCAGATGTTTTAATATTAGCCGGTGATATATTTGTTACACATGATTTAGAAGAACTCAATAAAAATAAAACTGCGGAATGGCTTTTATATAGGTCAAATAAAATCCATAAGTTCATAACTGACTGCTGTAAAGAATTTCCACATGTTATTATGGTATGTGGTAACCATGAAAGTTATAGTTCAGATATTATGAATACGTATAACAATATTACTTCATTTCTTAGATACAATAGTAACTTTCATTTATTGGAAAATGAAGTATTAACTATTGATAATGTTGCATTTATTGGCGGTACTATGTGGACAGATATGAATGGAGAAGATTTAGAAACTATCCATAGTATTAGAAACATGCTGAATGATTTTAGAATTATTAAAAAGTCTAACAATAGATTTACTCCTGAAGATGCTTTAGATATGTTTAAAGAAACTACAGATTATATTGATTTAATGTCTACTATACATAGTGATAAAAATGTGGTAGTAGTTACTCATCATTCTCCTTCATTTAAATCTACAGATCCTAGATTTATAAATGAAACTATTATGAATGGTGGATTTTGTTCTAATCTCGATCAGTTTATAAAAGATAGACCTAATATTAAGCATTGGATCCACGGTCACCTACATAATAAAAGTAATTATTATGTAGGTACATGTAATGTATTATGTAATCCAAGAGGGTATATAGGATATGAAGAATGTGCCAATACTTTTAAATTAGAATATTTTGAAGTATAAACACTTATTATATAATGAGGAATAAATGAATAAAACTATTAAAGAACTTGCGCGTAGAGTAGGTATAGTTCCTTTAAATGATGTTACTTCTTTTGGTATGCCGGAAGAAAATAATTCTTATTATTGTAAGGGTTATATGCTTGAAGATTTGATTAATCTAATAGTACATGAACATCTTATGATCTGGCATCAAATGGATAATGGCAATAAAGTAGAAGGATTTATTGAGATGGAAGATTATCCAAAAGCCGTGATAAAAAAATTTAATTATGAGAGGAAAAAGAAGTGAATATATTTTATCTAGATCCAAATACTACTAAATGCGCTGAATATCATGTTGATAAACATTGTGTTAAAATGATAGTTGAGTATGCCCAGTTATTATCTACTGCACATAGAGTTCTTGATGGTAAGGAATATATTGATGATTCATCCGGTAGAAAAATCAAACGATGGAAACTTGGCAGTTCTTATGAACCCATTTTATACAAAGCTACTCATATAAATCATCCTTCAGCAGTTTGGGTTAGACATTCTTATGACAATTATATGTGGTTAAGAAGTCTATTATATCGATTGTGTAAAGAATACACGTATCGGTATGGTAAAACTCATAAAGTGGAATCATCTGGATTATATGAAGCTTTATCATATGATCCAATTAATATCAAATTAGGTGTATTTACGCAACCAACTCCAGCAATGCCACCCGAATATATCGTTGCAGGTGATTCGGTTCAATCTTATAAGAATTACTATAATGGTTCTAAGAAACATCTACATAACTGGAAAAACAGACCAATCCCAGATTTTATAGAGGTATCATGTTAGTTTATATAGTTACAGCCTATCGTTTCGGTGATAGAGAACTGCATAGTTATGTG